GGTGGGTAGCTTCGGCTACCTGCTTTAACGCCTTAAAAACTTTTTTTAACATGGCATGCGAAATTACTAAAGGTAGGTCGTTAGGTTGTAAAAGTCAGGCAGGCGGTATTAAAGCGGTGTACTTTGCACAGCTTGAAGACTTAACGCTAACTAATATAGAAGCAGGCGCAATTTCAGATTTGGAATTTGCAGGCGGAGCAACTACGGCTTTGAGAAAATATGTACTACCAAGAGGTACAGGTAGCTTTACAGAAACTATAACAGGCAGTGCTGAAAACGGCACTTTCTTTTACGAGCCTTCTGTTACTATTATGTTACACTCTTTGACTAGTGCAGACCAAAACGAAATTAAATTATTAGCACAGAATAGACTAGTAGTATTTGTAGAACTAAACCAACGTGTAGCTACAGGCGGACATAACGTAATATTATGTGTAGGTGGCGAAAACGGTATGGAATTAACTACAGGTACGGCTGCTAGTGGTGCAGCATTTGGAGATATGAACGGATACACTCTTACCTTTAGCGGTATGGAGCGTTTCCCTGCTAGCGTTGTAGCTGACTACACTTCTACACCATTTGACAACACAGCGTTTAACGGTGGTTCATCTATTACTATTGACGTAGACTAATAATTATCTACATATTTTTAGATTAAAAGCGGCTTTTTGTCGCTTTTTTTCTTATAAAAAGTAAATAAACAGAAGGTATTTATATTTTATAGTATGCAAAGTATAAAACGCGGCACGAGTCCTTCAACTAATTTTATCTATTTTACGTTAAAAGACGATAGAACAAGGGACGAAAGCCAAACGACGTATATATTTATTAAGCTAACAAACGATTTTACTAAAGCGTCTGTTTACTACTACCCTAATAGCGTGGTACATACAGCTAGACATACTAAAATACGTTTAATAGAAACGACAGACGTAGTATTAAAGCCTGCAGGTTTTTGGACTATAACCATTTACGAAACGCTTGCGTCAGGCTTATCTAGCGACGCGCTTTTAACAGAAAGCGATATAGTACATAAAGGCAAAATACATTTAACAGACACAGGTTTAACAGAAGTTAGTTATACAGAATACACACCGCCAACAAACAATACAAATACAACAAACAGTAATACAGTATACTTAAACATTTAATAAAATGGGAACAACAAAGAACACGACAGATTTACTAAACGAACAACTAGGTAAAAAAGGTGCAGTAACAGTTTTCAAAACAGCAGCACAAACAGGTAAAGACTTTTACGCTATTCACTTTGTTACCGAATGTACTATCACAAACTGTACAATTACAGGAGCAACAGATGACAGCAACTTAGATAGTTGCGTAGTACCTGCAGGAACAGTTATTTTTGCACCCTTTACAGCTATTACTTTATCGGGTTCTAGCGTAGCAATCGGTTATTCTAACTAAGATATGAAACTAGGACTTTCAATGGGTATAAACTCTAGGGCAGAAAACCTAGAAACTATGGGTGGTTTTGCAGATAACTTCCGCCTACACTTTGACGGTACAAACGACAGCGCAACTGTTACAAATGACGTATTTAAGACATTTACAGGCGGCGGCTTTAGTATTTCGTATTGGCTACAACAAGACGCTATCGGTACAGGTAATTCGCATTTTCATTTCAATATATATCCTGCTTCAGGTACGGCTATGCGTATTTTTGTTGCTACTGACGGTGCTGCTACACATGACGGAAAATATAAATTTCAGATAACAGACGCTAACGGTGGCGCTGAAATATTAAGAACAAATAGCGCTGTAGAAAGTACAGATTTGAAACACATAGTAGTAACTGCACAAAACAGCGATAAATTAAGACTATTTATAAATGGCGCAGAAGTAACCGCAGTAGGTGGCACAGGTGTAACAGGTTTAGATAGCGACGATTTAGACGACATGACTACAACTGTTTTAGAATTAGGGCAAAACGGTAACGACAGCGCTTTTTTAGACGGTAAGATAAACGATTTTGCGTTTTTTAATAAAAGACTAGACGCAGCTAATATAGCAGCTATATATAATAGTGGTACAGCTTTTGATCTAACAAGCAATAAAGGTAACTACGACAGTAGTAGTAACTTGAAAGCTTACTACAAAATGGAAGAAGGAAGCGGCACTACAGTAGAAGACAGTAGCGGAAACACAGGAAACTTAACACTAGTAAACGGCACAGCATTTGTAGCAACCTAAGATATGAAATACGTTTTAATAGATAGCGAAGACATAGGTATAATAGATTTTACAAAAGTAAAAGAAACTAGCTTAGATACTTTAAGGTATAATAATGATAAAACTTTAACTTTTGTCAAGTATGAAGGTATAAAACCTACATTCTTAGGCACTAGAACTGTTTACACTTA